GTGGTCGTAGTGCCTTCGTTCTCTGCCATTCCGGTACTCCGTTTCCGTGCCGTCGCACATCAGACCGGCCTTAGACGTGGCCGTAACGTTCACCCCGCATCGGGGTAGCTAATGGGTCTCAGGTCCGTAAACCGAGTCCAGATATGAGCGCACCTGAGCGCGCTGCGCAGGTGTCCGTGAGCGCCGGCTAGCGAGGTACTGAATGGCGGACGCTTCCTCGCCAACATCCCCACCGACGAACACCGGCTGAGCGGAACAATGGCAACTCGTGTGGGCCGCAAACCGTGCCGTGGCCTCGCGGTACACAGCGCCACGGTCGGCCAGCATCCTGCAGAACCTGCAGCCACCAGCCGTGACGCGCCGCCAACCGATCGCCTGCGGGTCCGCGCGCCGGTTCGACAAGATCGTGTCCCGGTACGGGCGAGCAGTCTCCAGCTGCACCACCTCGGCCAGCCGACTAGCGACCAAACTGCCAGCAGCCCCGGAAGCGACGAGATCCTCGTCGAACAGCGGGCTCGAAGCCCAAGCCACGCCACGACGCTGCTCCACAACACGATCGGCAACGACGGCCTCAACCGCGAACCCAGACGCAAGACCCGCAGCCTCACGCTCCTCCTCATAGAAGTCAGCAGCCAAAGCTGCCGAGCCATCGGAGTAGTAGCCGATCAGCCCCGGAACGCTTTCGAGCAGCACCAGGCGGCGCTGCTCAGCAGTCCCGCGAAGCCGCGAAATCAACTCCCGCGTGTTCCCAAGAGCATCAGCCGTCAGAAGCTGCAGAACCGCCCGTGACTGTCGCGCTGACGGCATCCGCAGCCCCCTGACTCGTCGAACGGTTCGCAAGAGCAGCCACAACATCACGGCCCGTCACACGCTGCTTCTCAGCCAGTGCGCGGCGGATCTGCTGCTCATCAAGGCCCAGCAGCTCGAGGCCGACCTCAGTGTCAGCAAGCCACGGAGCGGCACCAATCTGCTTCGACCCAGCATCAGCAGCAGCCGAGCGAGACAGGTACAGCGGCGAACGCCACTTCGTACCAATCGACGCCCACTCAGCCGGCACCTCAGACAGGCCGTTCTGGATCGCGAGGCCCTTAGTCACTGCTCGACGGATCGAAATCGACCAGTCATCCATCGCGCCCTCAGCCTCAGCAATCAGGTTGTCGCGGCCAGCAATGTACGAACCCTCACTCGTCGGATTCGCCATGTCAGACAGTGCAAAGTCAGCATCCGGCAGGTCCGTCTCGCGCGCAGCAAGCTTCGCCAGTGCGTTCAGGTCCGCCAGGTGAGGCTCAGGAGACTCAGCCGAGAACTGCTTCACATCGGCACGCGGATTCTGTGCGTCCTCGTCGTCCGGAATGCCAAACGCACGCCCAAGGGCAACCTGCCAAGACGTCTTCGGGGTGCCATCCGCATTGCGGAAGATCCCCTCGTCAGCGCCCAGCAAGATCATCTTCGGAATCGTGTAGATGTCCATGTGCGCCTCGAGACGAACCAGCGCACGCAGCGCCGAATCCTGGTGAGACATCAGAGGCCGCGAAATGCGACTCTTGCCCATACGCCTCGACGAACGGGGCCGGTACACCAATGGCTCGGCGGGCACCCCAAACGAGTGCTCAGAACGCGACACATCCCACTTGCCGTCCGCGTGGTCAGCCGTGATTGTCAGGCCATCCAAGTACAGGACGAACCCGGTGATCTTGTGATCCTTGCGGCTCGTCACCGACAGCAGGTTGTCCAGACGACGGCGACGCACATTCCACTCGCCAGTAGCGCTCAGAGCATCACGCGCATGGATCAGGGCAGCGGGCTCATCCTCGGTGCCACGAGTCGTGACCAAGTAAGAGACGCCGTGGATCAGCGAATCCGTTCGCGCCTGCGCAATCTCAGACATCAGAAAGTTGCTGTCCTCGAGCTGCTGCATCCCCAGCGCCTCAAGGTCACCCGACGTCCAAATGAACTTATCCAGGTTGCATCGACGAGCAAGCCCATCGACACCCTTCGCAGCCCACCCCAGAGCAATACCAATCTGCCCATACTGCGGCGGAATGACCCCACCGACGCTCTCGATTGCGCGCTTACCGTCGTAGTACGACGAACGGAGCCGATTACGAGGGCCCTTCGCATCCAGCTTCTCAGCTAGCACATTCAGGGTCAGGTTCTCGTCTTCGGAGAGACCAGGAACAGTCAGCGTTTCGTGCACTAGAGAACCACCGCCGTCCTAGATCCAGTACGCCGGCTAGGACGCATCACGTTGTCATTCTGAGCACCCCACAGAGCCAGCGTTTCTGCCACCAGGGGAGAGATATTCGAGTTGGCGTCCTTGCGGTTCCACGCCCACGCACCCGCCAGGGGCCGCTTAGCAGCCACCGAGAGCGCAACATTCACCTGCGGCTGATCCGTGTGAAACACCGACCCGTCATGAATTCCGTCGTAGAACTTCGCGCAGGCAATCGCCATGTCACGTCCCTCCGCAGCAGCCAAAGTCACAAGAACGTCCGTTCCCCTGAGGTAGTTCCTGCCGTGACGAACCTCGACCAGGCCAGACATCTCATCGACAACGACCGCGTGGAGTCGGTTGCGCTCAGCACGCTTCACTACCCACGGGATCGCCCAATCGACGCCCTTGCGTTCCTCGTCAAGCTCCATGTGCCAATGCCCGTCAGCGCGCAGGCCGGCGAACCCCACAGCGGCTGTCGCGCGCCCCGGGGGGACCTCAATCGAGAGAGTCAGACGATCAATCGGCATCGACGCGGCGTCGCCTTGGTCGTTCCAGGTCAGCTCGTCGATGACCCGGTTGCTCGAGACCGCATCCCAGATGCCCAACGCCTCGCGCTTGAACGAATCATCGTTCGTCAGGTTCTCCCGCATCCGCTCCATCGACTCCACAGGAGTACGAGAAGGGAACGACGGGTTAGCCTGCGCCCAAGCCCTCTGGTCGTCAGGGTCAGCATCCTGGTCAGCCGAGAACTCGACATAAACCATGTTCGGCGCAGTTCCCTCGAGGGCCTTCTTACGCCGGTTCGTGAACTCCTCACCCGGGTCAGTAGGCCGCGGGGGAGTGCCCATGAAAAACAGCAAAGCGCCAGACTCCTGACGAGACTGGTTAGTCGCCGCCACCATGTCCTCGAGCGCCTTCTCCGTGAGGATCTGTGCCTCATCGAAGACCTCGATGTCGACCTCATCGAAACCACGACCGAAGCCCTGCTCGCGGGCACCGAACATGATGATCGACCCGTTGCGGAACCGGATCTCCTGCTCACCATTCGTGTTCCGAGGATCAAGCATGTACGGCTTGATCTTCTTCTTCGACGTCATGCCTTTCAGCGAGCCAAACGTCTTCGAGGCCGTACGGGTGCGGTGTGCGCTCCACAGGACTGTCAGCCCCGGATGGATGATGCACAGCGCAATCACGATCATGCCGACAATGAACGTCTTACCGACCTGTCGAGGGATGCTCAGAACAACACCACCCACCGTGGCGGCGTACTTGCCGTTCTTCCGCTTGCCGAGCGCCACAGACCCAATGCCGTGCTGCCACTCGTCGAACGTGACACCCATCTTCAGGCACTGATCAACCACCCGCGGCCAAGCAGTCGTCACAATCCCCTTCGGAATCGTCACATGCCGCGCCACCTCAGATAGCCGCGGCGTCGAACTCCCCGTCGCTGACCTCGGCATGACCGCCCGCCTCCTGCGCCTCACGCAAATCGATAGCCGCAATCTCCTTGCTCAGCTCCTGCAGCCGGCGTGACAACGCAGCAAGATCACGCGGCGGACAATTCGGATCCTGCACAGTCTCCGCAACACGTGTCCGCAAAGACACCAGCAACTCCCGCTGACTACCAGAAGCCGCAGCCTCAGTGATCGACTTCGGAACAGGCGGCGAAACCGGAATATCCGCATCCGTGACAGCCCTAAGACCAGTATTTCGCTTCGTAGCCATCACACCCCCTAGGTGGAAAAAGTGGCGGAGGGGGATCGTGTCTATCCCCGGAGGTACTTTGGGCCTGCTGCCGGGGGTGGTCCCCCCTGGGTCTTGACGAGTGGCATACCGGTTTGCGACTTCCCGATGTTGCATATCACTCGTCGCTGCTTGCCTGAGGCCCCATTGGCTTGCCTTGTGAGCTACTTGAGCGCACCTGATCGGCGGATGATGGGGGCGACGAGGCGTGCACGCTTCTTGCTGTTGCATTCGCGATGTGCTGCGGCTTTGTTGCCGATGTTGTCTGCTCCTTGTTTAATCAAGGGCACAACGTGGTCGACGACGAAGGATCGTGGGTTGAGCCAGTCGAGTGTGTAGTCGATGGGTTCACCGCAGATGTGGCAGGCGGCACCGGTTGCTCGGATACGTGCTCTGTCTTTATCGCGTTGGTTGGTGTTGCGTGGCTTGAGGCTCATGGCTGTCAGCCCTTGCGGTAGGCGATGGCGGAGAGGGTGGCTTGGCCGGCACTGAGTAGGGCGGTGGTAGTCACGGTGACGACACATGCAGTGTTGGTCTTGGACTTCACTGCGACTGCTGTCTTGCCCACGAGTCCGCCGGCTGTTGTGCTGACCTGAGGCGTGACGATGTAGGTGGCGTCAGCGAATGCGGCAGGCCAGGTAATTGTCACGTCCACGCTGGCACTGATGCCGAGCAGTGAGGTGATGGCTGGGACTGCAACACCATCTCGGTATTCGATCTGCAGGTTGACGGGGCCAGCAGGTCCGGCGTCACCCTTGGGCCCGACGAGGGATGCAAGCCACTGCGCTTGGGTGCCACCGTATCCACTGGCACGAGCGACCTGGTAGGCGGTGAGCCCATCGGTTCCGTTCGTGCCGTTGGTGCCTGCCTTGCCGTCGATGCCGGGCTTACCATCGGCCCCGTCTTTTCCTGCGGGTCCGGGGGCCAGTTGGATCTCGTCGATGCGCTCGTCGAGGCGTGCATGCTCGCCGTTGCCGGCGTTCACTGCACCGCCTAGCTGGTCGGCTAGGCCCTCGAGAGTGCTGATGCGGGGGTCACGCTTGAGCACCATGTCTCGTACGTTCTGCCCTGTCGCTTCGGCCTGGTCGGCTTTGGCGTTGACTGCATCGATTTGTGCTTGGAGTGCCATGACTTCGGCTGAGTCGGCTGCGCTGCCTGATTCGATGGCTGCTTTGAGCTGGGCCATGAGTTGGTCGAGTTCGGCGTTGTTGTCTTGGAGGTTGAAGATGCCGCGGTTGGTCATGCGCGTGCGACTGAGACGGTGGCGTCGGCTGCGCTGATGAGCGCGACGGTGTTGTCGGTTTCGTCGGCGTATCCGGTGGGTAGGTCGATCCATGTGCCGGCGAGGACGACGGATGATCTGGGGTCTTTGACGCTGACGGTGGTTCAGTTGCGGACGTAGACGGGCATGGAGGCTTCGTGGATGCTGACTTGGACGGTGTGGCTGATGTTGCCGCCGCGGGTGCTGAGTCGGACGGTGGTGAGGTTACCTGCGGTGAGCAGGATTTCGTAGACCCCTACTTGGTCTGGCTCTATGGTGTAGTCCGCCATGCGCTGATCCCCCTGTTGACTGGTTAGGTCTCGAGTTTGAGTCCGTATTTTTCGTGTTCGGTGATGTGGTCTGCGAGGAGTGATCCGACGACGAAGGTGCGGGCGCAGTGTCGGCAGCGCCAGTTGTCGGTCAGTCCCATGCGCCTTCACTTGCCCACATCAGTCATCATCCTCGCGCTCGTAGCCGCCGCCATTGACGTGGGTCCAATCGCGCCAGTCGTCTTGCCAGGAGCTGTCGTCGCCGCCGTCGTAGTGGCTATATCGGTGACCGGGGTCTTCGGTGCAGTGAGCCCCGTAAGGGCCAGGCTCGGCGCAAGTGTCAGGTCGTGGAGCACTCATGCATGCTCCTTGCCTTGAGGGGTTCCGAACATGCGCCCCGTTGTGTGGGGTGTCAGTCTCGCCCGGGTTCGCTGTTGTGCGGTTGCTCGGGGGCTGCTTGATGTTTGCGTGTGGGCGTGTTCGGAAAAAGGGTCCGTATCGTGGACTAGGCGGCTGCGTTCGGGGTTATTACCGGCAGCGCGGTTCAATGACGGGACCAGCAGCCCGTGCCCCTCGACGGCTGGTATCGCGACCAGGCCGGATCGGTGGAAGTAAGCACACTCGGTGGGTAAACGGCGGCCATGTGCACATACGCTCTGTTTACCCACCCAGTGGCAGTGCGGCAGCTTTGTTTGGGTTCACCTGGCGGGCCACTGCATAAAACCGCTCAGCCGGTCTAATTCGACGTGAAGGCTGGTCCGGCAAACACTTTCACGAAGTTGTGCAGCCTCAACCCCTAGCTGCCCGTCCAGCCCTAACCCGGTCACGCATTAGTAGCGCTGTCCGCCGATGCTGGCTTTCTGCCGCACAAGGACTTTTCATTCTTGCGCGGAGTATGTGGGGTGGCGCAGTGCCGGCGCTAGCTTTCACGGCATTCCGCATGCGCCACCCTTAAACGCGAAGCGCCGGTGACATGTTCAAGACATGGTTCACCAGCGCGGTATCAGATTAACGCACTTTATGGGGTTTGTCCACTACCCTCCGCTTCCTGGTTTGCGGGCGTGTCGGCTTCTTCGATGGCGTACGACAGAGCACGCAGCCCCATGACTCCGTGCCACTGCTGTTTGCAGCAACCGCACTGTGCCTCGGACCCTTCGAGGTCGCCTTCCCGGTAGGTGATCGTAAGTGCCACCTTCCGCTGCGGGTCGGTCTTGTCGCTGTTGTCGACGTACCAGTCGAATCCGCAATCGGGGCACTTGTCGTTGACCAGTTCGCGTTTCCGTGGGGGCTCGAACTTTTCCGAGATGAGGCGCACCCACCCTTCGAGTGTCCGCAGCTCGTACCGGTAGTCAGCATCCGTCTTCGTCCCGGCCTGCAGCGCCCGAGTGAATGCTGCGTACCACCAGCGCAGGTCGTTCTCGGGGTAGAGGCCGGAAGGCCCGCCGACCAATGCTTGGTGGCGGGCCGAGATCGCCTCCTCAATCTGCTGGTACTTGAGCAGGGCGTCGGCATCGATGGGCACTCTCTCGTTGCCGGCGGCACCTGCCCCTGACCCGCCGCCGAGGTTGGATGCGACGGCTGCGCGGAGCTGGGGGATGAGACCGTTGTGTGTGGCGATGTAGTCGGGCCCATCCTCGACGGGTACACGGACGGTGTGGTCGATTGTCAATCGGTCGAGGGCGAGCAGGAGTGGGTCGTCTTCGGTCATCGAGGTTCCTTCCCGGTTTTAGCCGCCATATCTGAAAAGTGCTGCCACGCCTGAGCCATCAACACATCACCATTCTTGAAAGCGGTCTGACAGAACGTCAGCGCCATAGCACTCAGTTCCTCGAGCTTCGTGACCAGTTCGTCGTTGCGTCGCGTCTCGTGAAGTTCCTCGGTGCACACTTGGCAGATGTCCCTTGCCGAGTTCTGCACCTGCATGCGGCGGCTCGGGTAGTCCTGAGTTTGCGAGACAATCATCCGGCCACAGCGCGAACAGTCGGCAAGCGCAACCTGCAGCTTCCCACCAAGCATGGACAGCAGGATCCCAATCTGCTCGTGCAGTTCTCCGCAATGGAAGAAGCCGGTGGTGTCGACGATCTCTCCGGTTCCGGGCTGGTAGACCTTGTCGAACGTGATTCGTTCGTGGTTCTTCGGGTCAGTCGCAGTCGTCAATGTGTGCGTCCTTTCGTGTGTCGGGCCAGTTCTGCCCCATGCCTTCGTTCCAGAAACCGGCCTGCATGGCTTCACGTCGGAGCATTTCGGCTTTGTTCCGCCATGCGTCACGGGCGTACAGGGCACGGGCGAGAGTGTTCGAGTCGATCGGGGACGGGTATGGGTCAGTCATCGCCAGTCCTCGCATTTCCAGACGTCGAAGCGGATGACTGCGATGCCGGGTTCGTGTCGGTGGTAGCGCTTGTACTTGGCGGCGTCTCGGCGTGTGGCGCAGACCTGGAAGACGTGCCCTCCCGGCCCGTTCCAGACCAGCCAGACATCGCCCACCACGTTGCTTCGTATGCCACTCATGTCGTCTCCTTGCTCGAATGTGTCCACCCGTTTTCGAGGCAGTGTTCGTGCCGGGTGAGGTCAGTGGTCAGGTAGTCAGCGAGACGACGCCAACAGGAACACGTTGGGTCGGTGCAGACGGTGGGCCTAGTCATGGCTGCTCTTGCGGCGAATGACCGGCCCGTATGGCTCACACGGTTCGGAGACGACGAAGTAGCCGCCTTCCTGGTCCGCCTCGGCCATAACCCAGTCGTCGGCGTAGACGGTCTGCCCGGTGATGCCGGCGCGGTCAAAGCTGTGCTGAATCTCTTTGCTCCGTGCGGGCAGTAGTTCCCAGGCGCTCGGTGCACCTTCGTAGGGCTCGAGTCGGACAAACGTCCACCCGCCCATGGTGATGACTGTGCCTGGCTTCTGGGGCAGGCTCCAAAGCTGCTCGCCCATGCTCAGAACGGAGTCTCATCGGTGTAGCTAGGCGTGGTGGCCCATGCGTCGGGTGCGGCGGGCTGTGCGGGGGCAGACACGGCAGGCCGTCCACCGCCGCCGCTCGAGGATCTGGTGACCTGCGCAGTCGAGTATCGGAGCGACGGACCAATCTCGTCGATCTCGAACTCAATGCTGGTCCGCTTCTCGCCTGTCTTCTTGTCTTCGTAGGAACGCTGCTTCAGGCGGCCCTGAGCGACCACGCGGCTGCCCCTGGTG